CAGGAATACTGGTCCCTGCGCGCGTGCTGACCAAGGGAGAGATCGGCGTCCTCGTGGTCGCCTGCGATGCCTATTCGCAACTGCGGCAATGTCAGAAGTTTTTGGAGGATGCGGGCTCGATCTCCTATGACGCGACGTCACAAACTGGCGGCACGAACTATAAACCGTATCCGGAGGTCGCACAGCGGAATCAGGCGCGCCGGCAATATCTGTCCGCGCTCGCCGAGCTGGGCCTTACGCCATCCAGTCGGACCAAGGTGAAGCGCATTCCGGAATCACAAACGAGCGGTGTGAAGAAACTCCTGGGCTAGACTATGCCGACGATCGTGGGGACATCAAAGCGTACAACAGGACGACGACGGCGCCGCGGGGGAACACCTCGCCGTCGCCTCTCGCCGACCGCCACCATCGTCGATCGCTATATCGAGGGCGTGCTCAATGGCAAGGTCATCGCCGGCCAACTCGTGCGCCTGGCCGTCAAACGGCATCTGCTGGATCTGCAGAAGGGTAAACGTCGCGGGCTCTCCTTCGACGAAGCGCGCGCGGAAAAGGCGGTGGAGTTCTTTCAATATCTGAAGCACAGCAAGGGGGAATGGGCAGGCCAATCCTTCACGCTCTCGCCATGGGAAGTCTTCATCGTCTGGGTCTTGTTCGGGTGGATGAACAAGAACGGCACCCGGCGCTTTCGCATGGGCTATGTCGAGGTCGCTCGCAAGAACGGGAAGTCCACACTCGGCGCCGGGATCGGATTGAAGCTCGCCTTCGCCGACGATGAACCGGGCGCGGAAGTCTACTCGGCCGCCACGAAAAAGGATCAGGCCATCATCGTGCACGGGGAAGCCACCCGCATGGTGCGCGCCACGGAAGACCTCGCCGATAGCATTACGATCTTCAAGAACAGCCTCACCCGCCCGGAGAAGAATCAGAAATATGAACCGTTGGGTGCCGACGAAGACACCCTCGACGGACTCAACGTGCATGGGGCGATCATCGATGAGCTGCACGCGCACAAGACGCGAGCGGTCTTTGATCTGATCGACACCGCCACCGGCGCTCGCCGGAACCCGATGATCTTCGGGATCACCACCGCAGGGACCGACCAGACCGACGGCTCCATCTGCTGGGAGCATCATGTCTATGCCGAGCAGCTCCTGAAGGGCATCATCGACGACGACAAATATTTCGCGTTCATCTGCGCGATGGATGACAAGGACGACTGGCAAGATGAGCGGAACTGGTACAAGGCCAACCCGAATTTAGGTGTGAGCAAAAAGCTCGAGTATATGCGCGATCAAGCCAACCGGGCCGCGAAGATGCCGAGCAAACTCAATTCCTTTCTCCGTCTCGACCTCAACCGCTGGACGCAACAGGTCACGCGCTGGATCTCGATGGAGCTCTGGGGCAAGAACGCGGGCGCACCCATTGTCGAGAGCGAGCTCGCCGGCCGGCTCTGTTTCGGGGGCCTCGATCTCTCATCCGTGTCCGACCTCACGGCCTTGGTGTGGCTCTTTCCAGATCCGGATCCGGCCGGCGTCTGTACGATTCTCTGCCGGCTGTGGTGTCCGAAAGCCCGGCTGACCGATGAGACGAACCGGTACCGGGATCAGTATGAGGCCTGGGAGCGAGAGGGCTGGCTCACGGCCACCTCAGGGAACGCCATCGACTATGACACCGTCAAAGCGCAGGTACTCAAAGACGCGGAGACCTTCCAAGTGCAGGAACTCGCCGTCGATCGATTATTCCAGGGGTACCAGATGTCGATGCAATTGGCCGAGGAAGGCCTCACGGTGGCCGCCTGCGGCATGGGCTTCATGAGCATGGCCGCGCCCTGTGCCGAGCTCGAACGGCGCTTGCTCGGGCATAAGCTGCGGCATGGGGGGCATCCGGTTCTGCGGTGGATGGCGAACAACGTGTCCGTGAAGGAAGATCCGGCCGGCAACAAGAAGCCGGACAAATCGACGAGCCAGGGAAAGATCGACGGGATCGTCGCCCTGCTGCTCGCGCTCGATCGTGACATGCGGCACCAAACACAGGCCTCGATCTATGAGACGCGGGGCCTCCTGGCTCTAGGAGGGTCAACGGATGCCGAAACGACAACGACGTAAGGGAGGCCCGATGTACGATCCGACCGTGCTGCTGAAAAAGACGAAGCTCCGAGTCGACGAAGCCGCTGCCCTGCTTGAGGTGCATGAGGATACGGTACGACGATGGATTGATGAACGGAAGCTCTCAGGTGTGCGCACACCTGGAGGACATCGCCGGGTGCATACGGAATCGGTAAGGAAATACCTGTAGGGGCTGTCTCTTGACTTTTTACAACGGCGTCTCTATCCTGCGCCTCCTCGAAAGATCTTCTATCCTCGCGAAACTTCCACAATTTTCGTCATAGGTTCTATTGACGTTCATCTAGAATGAGCGTAAACGTATTGAATGCATGGTGTGTCAAAACGGAACGGCCTCGGGTTCATCTTGCAGGATGAAAACCCAAGGCCGTTCGAACAAGGGAGGATACTACGATGAGGAGGACATAACGCCCCTAGAAAGGGCGAACCCGGCACGAAAGTCCGGCAACCTTGGCAGCGGGGTGATTGGCTTGTAGGCGATTGCCCTGCTGCCTTGAAAACGGCCTGTAGTATAGGTGGCCGTTTCATGACTTTCAAGAGGTCCGACTCGTAGACTGGCAATTTCGCCATTCATCGATTCGACTGAAACTATCAGAAGGAATGAACATGGCCAAGAAAGAATCGAAAACAACTCTCAAAGGTCGAGATGCGAGCGACGGACGGTTCATCACTGTCGAAGAAGCTCGCAGGGATCCAAAAGGCTCGACTGTTGAGCGGGTACCTAAACCAGGCTATGGTGATACCAAGTAATTGAACTATAGCTAAGAGTGGTTGGAAGGGCGGGGGTTGAAAGGCCTCCGCCCTGTTTTTTGTGATGACATACCTTTTTGAGACTGTATAAGAATAAGTATTCCGACAAGTCTACGTAAACCTCCGCAAAGTGCCGTATGGTCATTCTAATGGGGCTGGTACCCTGCCGTGATCGTGCGCCAATTTGCCAATGACACTTCACGATGAGACGCATGTGGACGGCACTCCGGCAGACCATCGATCTGCTCGATCTGGTGCTGTTGGCGGCCTTCTCACTCATCACGACGGGATCGTACCTGTTGTTGGGGAGCGGATGGGCTTGTGTGATCTTAGGCTGCCTGCTTCTCGGCCTCGTGTTCATAGGCATTCCGACCAGAACGCCACCATCACGGTGACCTTATGGGTTTAACCTCCCGCCTCATGGAACGACGCAGCCAGATCTCCACACTGAAAGATCCGGCCCGATGGCTCGTGGATTGGTTCGGGGGGCATACGAGCGCGACCGGGGTGCAGGTCACCAATGAGTCCGCGCGACGCATTACGGCAGTCTGGGCGGCCGTGAAGATCATCTCCGAATCCGTCGCGTCGTTGCCCTGCTTTGTGTACCAACGCCGGAAGGATGGCAAGGGACGAGACCGACAGACAGACAATCCCATTCATCGGCTCATTCACACGCAACCGAATCCATGGCAAAGCAGTTTTGAGTGGCGGGAGATGATGCAGGGCCATCTCTGCATGCGTGGGAACGCCTACAGCGAAATGCTCTATGACCGGCGGGGCGGTATCCAATCGTTGATCCCTCGCCATCCTGACCGGATGCGCGTCTACGACATTTCGCAAGAATCAATCGGCAATCATCCGCTCGTCTATGAATACCAGCCAGCCTCCGGTCCAGCACGGTTTCTCTTTCCGGACGAGGTCCTGCACCTGAAGGGGTTGTCCGATGATGGATTCGTGGGCCTCAGTCCCATTCATGAATTTCGCGAAACCTTGGGGTTGTCGATCGGGACGGAGGGGTATGCCGCGCGGTTCTTCCGTAACTATGCCAATCCTGGGGGCGTCCTCACGCATCCGAAGACCTTGTCGGCTCCAGCCGTAACTCGGTTACGCGAGCAGTGGGAACAAAAGCATCAAGGGGTGGACAATGCCCACAAGGTGGCGGTGCTCGAAGAGGGCCTCACTTGGACGGCCATCGGGGTGAAACCCATCGACAGTCAATTGATCGAGAGCCGCAAGTTTTCCATCGCCGAGATCGCGCGCATCTTCCGCGTCCCGCCGCACATGCTGGCCGATCTGGATAAGGCCACGTTCAGCAATATCGAACAGCAGTCGATTGAATTTGTGATGCATTCGTTGCGGCCCTGGTTGGTACGCTGGGAACAGCGGCTCGGTATGGCGCTGCTCACGCCTCGTGAACAGAGCCAAGGGCTCTTTATCGAATTCAGTGTGGATGGATTGTTGCGGGGGGATGTGAAGAGCCGGTATGCCGCCTATGCGGTCGGTCGGCAGTGGGGCTGGCTGTCACCCAATGATGTTCGCGCATTCGAAAACATGAACCCGCGAGAAGACGATGGCGGCGATGCCTATCATGAGCCGTTGAACATGCAGTCATCGGCCGATCCGACCCGTGATCTTAATGAGCCGCAAGGAGACACCCAATGACAATCGAACGCCGCATTCTGTCCAGCTCTCTCGAAGTCCGAGCCGACGGCGAGACGCAACAAATTGTCGGGCATGCGGCGGTCTTCAACCGTGACAGCGAGCTGATCTTCGGCAGCTTCATCGAGCGCATTGCGCCGGGGGCCTTTGCCGAGACCATCAGCAAGCCGGACGATGTCAGAGCGCTCATCAATCATGACCCGAATTTGATCCTAGGCCGGAACCTCAGCAAGACATTGACCCTGCGCGAAGATGAGCAGGGCCTGCATGTGACCATCGATCCGCCGAACACCAGTTACGCCCAGGATCTGCTCGAAAGCACGAAGCGCGGGGACATCTCGCAGATGAGCTTCGGCTTTCAGACCATGGTCGATCAGTGGGAGCGCGGCAAAGACGGGGCGCCGGACGTGCGAACCCTGATCAAGGTCCGACTGTTCGATGTGAGCCCAGTGACCTTTCCGGCCTATCCGGATACGGATGTGGCCGTGCGCAGCCATGAAGCGTTCAAGGCGCAGGCGATCGTTCACGAGCCTGAGGACACGGAGATCCGCAAGCGTCGCAATGAACTGGAAGCCGTCGCCTAATCCATGCTGACGCTCCCGGAGAAGGCCCATTTCCGCCCATCCGAACTCCCGCGCTACCTCCCGATCAGCCGGGCCACGGTCTATCGCATGATCGAAGAAGGCAAAATTTATCCGGTCAGCAAAGTCAACAACCAGATCTTCATTCCACGCAACTCCCTCGTGAGCATCTTCCGCAGCCAGCCTGAATAAATAAAGTGTCTCATTCGTCTCATTCGTCTCACGGCTCCGTGGGTGCTGGGCGTACCGTGCGCGCATGCACGACGTGCACCCACATCTACCGGGAGACTAACCATGCTGGCGAAAATTCGCGAGACCCTCGAGAAACGGAACACGCTCATTCAGGCGGGCCGCGATCTCTACAAGAAGGTCGAGGCCGAAAAGCGATCGATGACCGCTGAAGAGCGGGCGAGCGACGATGCGCGATTGACCGAGATCGACGATCTCCGGAATCAGATCACGCGGATGGAGCGACAGCAGGAATTGGAGCGCGAGCAGGCGGCCGCCGCCGTCTCATCCGGGAATACGCCGCCAGCCGGTTCACGCGAGGGCGACACCAGCGATCGTGAGCACCGCTCCCGGCTCATCTCCCATGCCGAACGGTTGTCACGGTTCGCGTCCGTCTCAGGAGAGGGCGCCTCCCGCTCCGTCACGTTTGAGGATCGGGGATTAGAGGCGCGGGCGTCGTTGGCCTACCACCGCAACCACGAAGCCTATCTGCGCGGAGAGATCGGCATGAAGGAATTGCGAGCCCTGGCCGCTGATGTCTCCGTGACTGGGGGCTACCTAGTCATGCCGCTGCAGATGACCATGGATTTGATCCAAGCCGTCGATGATCTCGTGTTCATCCGCAAGTTTGCCACCAAGCATCTCGTTACGAACGCCGACGGCATCGGCATGCCCTCCTTGGATGCCGATCCGGCCGATGCAGACTGGACCGCTGAAATTGCGACGGGGTCTGATGATTCGAGCATGCAATTCGGGCGGCGTGAGTTGAAGCCCTATCCGCTCGCCAAACGCATCAAGGTCAGCAATAAGTTGCTGCGCGCGTCGGCCATGAATGTTGAGAATCTGGTCCGTCAGCGCCTCTCCTACAAGTTCGGCGTCACCGAAGAAAAGGCCTTTCTGACCGGCCACGGGGCCGGCCAACCGCTCGGCGTCTTCACCGCGTCCAACGACGGGATCCCAACGTCGCGCGATGTCGCCACCGGATCAGCCACCGGTTTCACCTTCGACGGCATTTACGACGCAAAGTATGCCCTCAAGGGGGCGTACTGGAATCGTCCGAGCACCTCCTGGGGCTTCCATCGTGATGCCCTCAAGCTGATCGCCAAGTTGAAAGATTCGCAGAACCGCTACCTCTGGGAGCCCTCACAACAGGTCGGCCAGCCGGATCGATTGATCGGCACACCGCTGTACATGAGCGAGTTTTTTCCGAACACCTTCACCACCGGCCTCTACGTCGGCATGTTGGCCGACTGGTCCTACTACCACATTGCCGATGCGCTGGGCATGTCCGTGCAGCGACTCGGGGAGCTCTACGCGGAAACCAACCAGATCGGCTTCATCGGCCGCATGGAATTGGACGGCATGCCGGTCCTGGGCGAAGCCTTCGTGCGCATCAAGACCAGCTAAACGCGAGGCCAGCACAGGCAAGAGCAAGACAGGAAGGCACAGAGGGGAACTACGGAGGACGTATGCAGAACTTGCTGAAGGACATCAAAGTCACCCGCGTCTTGAACGCGGTCGCCGCCGGCACGAGCAGCCAGAACGGCTCCGTGCTCGATATGAGTGGATGGGACGGCGTGCTCTTTGTGGCCGCCCTGGGGACGTTGACCGCGACACAGGTCACCGGCCTGAAGGCGCAACAGGGCGCGCAAGCCAATCTCTCTGATGCGGCCGATTTGGCCGGGACGGCGGTGGGCCCGATGGCCGATGCCGATTCGAATAAGTGTCTCGCGCTGGATGTGTACCGGCCGCTCGAGCGGTACGTGCGCTGCGTGGTCACACGCGGCACGGCCAACGCGGTGATCGATGGCGTGATGGCGATTCAGTACCGTGGCCGGAAAGCGCCGGTCACCCAAGATACAACCACCATCGCGGCCAGTGAATCGCACGTCAGCCCGGCTGAGGGTACCGCGTAGGACATGAAAGTCAAATTGCGAACGATCTTCGCCCATCCTGTGCACGGGTGCGCAGGATCGGGCGAGATCATCGAGCTCGATGAGACGACGGCCAAGGCGCTGATCGCCGAACGGTATGCCGATGCGGTCAGTCCTCGGCCGCTCCCGGGGAAGCGTGAGAGCGCCGCCGTCTCCACGCCGGAAACGGCCATGTCGGCCGGCGTCGCCCGCAAAACACGGTAACCCTGAGCCATGCCACTGACCACACTGTCCGCCTGCAAAGCCTTTCGCGGCATCGAGGCCGACAACCAAGACCACGATACCGAGCTCGAACGACTGATCGTCGCCGTGCAGGCGTTTCTCGAAAAGGAATGCGAGCGGACGTTCGAGCAAGACACCGTCACCGAGTATTTCAACGGCGGCGACTGGCGTGATCGATTGATCGTGGCGCGCCCGCCCATCGTCAGCATCACGAATCTCTGGGACGATCCGGCGCGGGTCTACGCCACGCCGATCAGTAGCAGCCACTATGTCATCGACGACGCCGAGGCTGGGGTGATCCGACTCGACGGCCTGGAGTTTGTCAAGGGCCTGCGCAACATCAAGGTCACCTATGTCGGGGGCTTCGCCGAGATCCCGGGCGATCTCGAAGAAGCCGCCATCGAACTGGTGTGGGCCGCGCACATGAAGGGCGAGCAGAACCTGATCGGCGTCCGCTCGCGGTCCATTGCCGACGGGAGCGTGCAGTTCGTCAATCTCGCTTGGCCGCTCGATCTGGAATCCATCATCGGGAAGTACCGCCTGCGCACGGGGGTGGCCTGATGGCGACGATTCAGCTGCGCGTCAATGGAAAGGGTCTGCTGGACTATGCCAAGGCCGGAAAAGAGGCCTTCAAGCGGGTCAAAACCGCCATGCGCAAGGTGCTCAATACTGGCCGCACGAAGGCCCGCCAGCGGATCTCCAGTGAATTCGCCGTGCGTACCGGCCGTCTCAAGGCCGATGCCCGCAAGATGCAGACGAAAGTGACTGTGAAGGCCTCCGAGGTAAAAGGACAGATTACACCGTTGCCGCGGCTGCTCAACATTTTCGAGCGCGGCGCCACGCTTGCCAAGGGCCGAGGCTTTTTGCAGCCGCGTCCGGTCATCGGTCCCGCGTCAGACACCATGGAGGGCAGCGCGGAAAAGGAATTCAACGCTGTGCTGGCCGAGGTGGGGAAATGACGGGGCCGCTGTCGATTCGTACACAGGTTAGGGATGCGTTCCTGTCGGCCTTGCAGACCATCGAGGCTTCGCCGACCGTCCGGGTGCCGGGGGCACAGATCCTCACGCACTACGCCACCGTCGATGAGCTCAAGAAATATCCGGCCTATTGCGTCGTCGTCACGAATGAGGAACTGGAGGTCAGGGGGCATGGGTTCGCCGATGTCACCATGACCGTGCTGGTGGTCATCTACGTGAGATCAGAGGCGGATGTTCGGGCGGTCCTCGATGGCGCCATCGAGGATGTCATCGAAGCACTGAGGAATGGGCAGCTGGTGAAACCGATCATTCCTTATCTGGAGTTGCAGGGCATCGAGACAGACGAAGGCACGAGCATCGTCAAGCCGTTCGCGCAAGCGGTGCTGAGATGGACCGCACACATGCGGCGGCCCATCAATTGGTAATCGCACAGGAGGAGGAATGAGATATGCCAAGTAATGCAGAATTCGGCGGCGGCACGCTCGTCCAGATGTCAGATGGCGGGTCCCCTGAGACCTATGCCGCGATTGGAGAACTGCGCGGCGATATCTCCCTTTCTGGCATGGAGTCCGATGAAATTGAGGTCACCACACACAATGCCGTCTTGCTGTCTCGCGCAAAAGAGAAGATTCCGGGTTTGATCGATCCCGGCAATCTGGAATTCGAGATCAACTATGTCGCCAGCGATGCCACCCATATCGCCTTGCGCAATGTGTGGCAGAACCAAATCAAGCGAAATTTTCGGCTGCTGTCACGGAGCGGGGCGCTGGTCACGCTCGTCGGCTATGTGATGACGATGCCGATCACCTATCCGGTCGGCGACTCGATTAACGCCAAAATCAAAATCATGATCACGGGGTTGCCGGCCTTCTCATAAGGGCGACAGCAGCGGGACGCCCTGACTGACCACAAAGGAGAGACACCATGCCTAGAGTGACCCTCACGCCCCTCACGCCGCTCGGCCCGTATCCAACATTGCCGGTCTCGGCCAATGCCCTCGACGTGACCTGGACCGCCGCCAATGTCAGCGACAAGAACCAGGTGCTGTTCAACGGTCCGAAGTTGGTGCTCGTGCAGAACAGCGATGCGGCCGATCCCTATACCTTCACCCTCACGAGCAAGGCCGACAGTCGCAACCGCACCGGCGATATCCCCACGTATTCCCTGGCCGCCGGGGAAATTGCGGTCTTCAAGATCGACAATGCCGAGGGCTGGATGCAGTCGGACGGCTATCTGTACCTCGAAGGCAGCAACGCGGCGATCAAGTTCGCGATCATCAATCTGTAAGGAGAATCATGGAGAACGGATCAGCTCTCCCGCTCACGCGGGAGGAAATATTCGGGATGGAAGACATCCTCGTGGAAGAGGTCACCATTCCGATGTGGAACAACCGCACCGTGCTGGTGTGCGGCCTCAGCGCAGCGGCCAAAAACCAGTATCAGCAATCGCTGGTCGAGATGCGAGGCGCGACACAGAAGCTGCGACTGGAGAATTCCACGGCCAAGCTGGTGGCGCTCACGGTGGTGAATAAGGATCGCCAGCGCCTCTTCACCGAGCGCGATATCGAGAAGCTCGGCACGAAAAGCGCGGCCGCCTTGGAGCTCATCGTCGAGGTTGCGAACCGGCTGTCTGGTCTGACGAACAAAGAAGTCGAGGACCTCGTAAAAAATTCCGAGCCCAGCCAGAGCGACGCTTCCTCTTCCGTCTCGCCCTGAGTCTGGGCTGCTGGAATCCCGATCGCCTGGCGCGGGAGATGCCGGCGCGGTTGTTGGCCGAATGGGCGGCCTTCTACCAGCTCGAACCATTTGGCCCGCCGGCCGAGTTCACCAGGGCGGGGATTGTGGCGAGTCAGGTCTTTAACGTTCAGCGCACCAAGGACTCTCAGCCTGTGGCGAAACCCGCTGACTACTTACCAAAGGAAATGCTCGAACAGCTGCCGTTCGACGACGACACCCTCGGGCAGCGGAACGCGGAGGCGCTGCAGATGTACCGTGAAGCCATGGAGCGTCGCCGTGGCCAATAAGCTCGTCCTCGAACTCCTTGCCGACTCGAACAACCTGCTGAAGGCGATGGAGCAGTCGCAGAAGTCGCTCAACAATTTCATCAAGGGGTCGGAAACCGCCGGTCAATCCTTGGGGGGCGGGGTCAACAAGGCCTTGGATTCCTTCATGGGCCTGTCCAAGGGCGGCGCGGTCGCGGCCGGGGTGCTCGCCGGGGCATTGGTCGCGGCGGCGGGGTCGGCCACCTACATGGCGATTGAAGCCGGGCGACAGGCGGAGGAGCTGTCCCAGCTCAGCTCCGTCATGGGGATCGGCACGGACAAACTGCAGGAATACGAAGTCATGCTCAATCGGGTTGGCCTCGGGGGGCAGGATCTCACCATCATGATGAAGACCCTGTCGCAGAAGCTGGAAGAGGCCCGCATGGGCACAGGCGTCGCGTCCGATCGCTTCCGTCAACTCGGGATCGATATCCACGCGGTGACGAGCACGGATGACCTGATCCGGAAGATCGCGGAATCCGTCTCGCACTTTTCGAACGGTACCGAAAAGGCCGCCATCATGGGCGACCTCTTGGGCAAGGCCGGACTGAAGTTCATCCCGGCCTTCGAGGGCGGCGCGGCGGCGATCGACGAAGCGGCCGAAGCCTCCAAGCGGATCGGCGCAACCTTGTCGAACGTGCAGCTCGAAGTCCTCGGCAAGATGGACGACTCGGTCGATGACCTGCAGTTGTCCTGGAAACGATTCTCGCAACAGATGGGGGCCTTCTTCGCGCCGGCCGTCGAGCTCGCGGTGCAGGGATTGACCACGCTCCTGAGCTGGGGCTCGCACGTCTTTCAAGAAATGGGGACCGCCTCGGCGACACTCGCGATTCGCTTCACGGCCATGGGCCAGGTCTTCATGGCAGTCTCCTCACAAGTCTTCTCGACACAGATCTTCAATGGGGCCGCCTGGACCCAGACCTTGGAAACGATCAAGCACATCGATGCGGAGGCCGCCAAGTTAATTGCGAAGCGTCGCGAATTGGGCAGCCTGGGCACCGCCACGGACACCCGTTCCACCGCGCCCGCGATGATCGACAGCGCGAAGGTCTCGGCCGCCGCACAAGCCGCCGCCGATGCCCAGCTCAAGGCGATGGAGTCTCTCGCCAAAGGGGAAGAGACGCTGAGCCAATCCCGCCTGGCGAACTTTCAGGCCCATCTCGACAGCCGGAAAGCCCTGGGCTTTCTGAGCGATGCGGAGGTCGCGCAGGCCCATGAGGCGGCGATGGACCGCATGTCGGCCTTTACCATCGCGTCGCTGCAAACACAGCTCCGCAACTACCAACAATATGCTCAGGAGAAGCTCGCGCTCTTTGGTGCAGATGCCAAGGGTCAGGCCGACAAGGCGAAGTTCGAAATCGAAGCGGGCCAGAAAACGAAAGACCTCCTCAATCAGATCGGCATCGCGCAGATCAAGAGTGACACCGTTCGCGTGCAATCCTCCACGCGCACGACGCAGGCCATCAGCAAGGAATCGAATGATGCGTTCGGCCGCATGCTCCAACAGGCCGAAGACCTCAACAACATGCAATTCGGCCCGGCCACCGTCAGCGAGGGCATGAAGGCCCACCAAGCCGCCGTCGAGAACCTCATCCGGATCATGCCGGAGCTGAACCACCAAGAAGCGGCGCTGCAGGTCCTGCTGAATCAGCAGAGCGCGCACGATTCCATCGTGGCGGCTACGGACGCCTATCGGGACCGCAATAAGGAACTCGAGCTCGGGGTGGAATATGCCCGGTCCGATTTCCAGCTGCAACAAGCGTGGTACCAGCAAGCGCCCGGGCTGATCGGCCAGGCCGATGCCGCCAGACAGAAGGGCTTCGAGCTGTTGCAGGCTGAGAATGATCTCCGTCGCCGCACGATCGATGAAACCATTTTCGACGAAGAGCGCAAGGGTGCAGCGATCTTCGCGCTCGATCAGGATCTGCAGGCGAAACGCATCGGGCTCCTGAATCAGTTTCCGACCTTCTGGGAACAACAGCTGAATTCGATCGTTGCGAGCAACGCCTTCTCGCTGTCCGCGATCACGACCAACTTCAACAACGCCACCGCGCAATGGATGCTCGGCCAAGGCGACTTCGAACAATTCTTTCAGCAGACGCAGACGACGCTCCTGACCAGCGCCCTGCAGTTTACCGAGCAATGGCTCGTCCAGCTCGCGCTCAGCCATATGAAAGAGCTCGCGATGGTAGCCACGCAGGAGGCCACGCTGACGGCCGTGAAGGCCACAGGCGATGCTTCGCGGGTGGCCACCAATGCCGTCGCGGATGGAGCGATCGTGGCAAGCAACGGAGCTGCGGCCGCCGCGTCGGTGTCCATCTGGGCCGGCGCCACCGCCGCCATCGTGGGGTTCTTCGCCACCGTCGGAGCCGGATTTGCGGCCATCACCGGGGCTCTCGTCGCCGCCGTCGTCGCGGTCGGCACCTTCATCATGGGGGTGTTGTCCGCCATTGCGACGGCTCTCAGCGCAACCGTGTTCGGCATTCCATTTGCCGGAGCCATCATCGTCGGAATTGGTCTGATCGCGGCGGCGCTCGCCTTGACCGACAACCTGCCATCCTTCAAGGATGGCGGCATCATGACCGGTCCGACCATCGGGCACTTCGCCGAAGCCGGGTCCGCCGAAGCCGCCATTCCGCTGAACGATCGGGGCGCGGCCTTCATGCAGAAGACCATGGGACTCGGGGGCGGCGGCGGGCCGATGACCGTTTATCTGCAAGTCGACGGTCGCACCATGGCCAAAGCGATCGTGCCACGCCTGCATGACGTGGTGCACCTCAAGATGGGGTACTCATGATCGGGAGCGGCCCGCTCGGTACCGTTCCGTTGGGGTCCATCCCTAGCGCCGCTGGGGGTGTCGCACCGTCCTCTCTGGTCCTGCGTGTGGGCGGGGATGACGCCATCGCCCGCTACCTCAAGGTCTTCGACTACAGAATCCAAAAGGAACTGAACGCGCGGGACACGTTCGAGTGCGCCTTCGAAATCGAGGATAGCTGGCGGCCGCTGATCGGCCAGGAAGTGGTGTTCACCTGGAACGGCGTCCGGCAGTTCGCCGGCACGGTCAACGACAAGGAAGAGCAGTTTCTCTCCGAAGGGCACGCGCTGCGGCGGACCGTCCGGATGACCTGCACCGATTGGAATCAGATCCTCGATCGGCGCACGGCCGTCAAATCCTACGAGGACGCCTTCGCCGGGGACATCGTCCGCGACCTCCTGGCCACGCATCTGGCCGTCGAAGGCCTCACCGCCGGCAACATTCAAGACGGCCTCTCGCTCACCCGCGCCAATTGGAACCATGTGCCGATCGCCACGATCATGGACGAGCTGTCCAAGGATGTGGGGTTCTTCTGGTTCGTCGATTACGAAAAGCGCCTGCATTTCTATGCTCGGCAGCATGCCGCGGCGCCCTTCACCATCAACGAAGTGAATTCAGCCGTGCGCGGCGCCACCGTGCGCGAGAGCCGGAACGACTACCGCAACACGCAGATCATCAAGGGCTGGAAAGAAATCACCAACCCGCTGACGGAACGCGTGCTGGGCGACGGGGAAACCACCACCTTTCCGCTCTCCTTTCCCGTCTATGAGGCGCCCACGATCCGGCGCGCCGGCCAACCGCAGACCGTGGGGATTCGGGGCGTCGAAGAAGGCAAGCACTGGTACTGGAGCCGGGATCAAAACGAAATCAGCCAGGACCACAGCGTCGGGGAAGGTGCTCAGCCGAAGCTCGCGGTCGGCGAGATTCTGGAAGTGACCTATGTCGGGAGCTATTCCGGCATCACCTATCAGCAGAACGTCGCGGGCGTGGCCGAACGGCAGGCCGTGGAGGGCGGCAGCGGCCTCTACGAAGCCGTGGATGTCGATGCCTCGCTGGAAGGCGGGGTGGTGGTCATTACGCGCGGCGCGGGGCTCCTGCGGCGGCATGGCCTGGATGCGCAGCTGGAGTTCGAGACCGAGATGGAGGGCCTCGATATCGGCCAACTGGTGACGGTCGATTATCCCACGCTCGGTCTGCCCACCACGGAAATGCTGATCACCTCCGTCGAGGTCACGCAGATCACCCTCGAGCTCCGCCGGTACCGGGTGTCCTGTACGACCGGCGAAGTGAAAAACGCCTTCAAGGAATTCTGGATGAAGTTCGCGCAGACCGGCCAGAAGGTCGGCGTGCGCGAGGGCGAAATCGTCGAGTTCCCGGTGCCGCTGGTCGATCAGGCGACGCTCGCCGATGCGCTGCTCGTGAATGAAGACACGGCCCATACCTGGATCATCGACGTGGACGAGCCGGAATTCGCGGAGGTGGGATGAGTATCCGCCGCATCCGACGACGATTCGGCAGCCGCCTCCACCTGAGCGGGCGCGTCACCATCCTCGTGCACGATGCCGAGTCCGGGAAGCTCACCCGCCTCATCCGCACGCACAACAAGATTGTGGACGACGGCCTGGCCTTCCTCATCGATCGCGCCAAGGGCGACACGTTTCAAACGGCCAACTATTTCGCGGTCGGCAACCACGCGACGGCGCCGTCGGCCACGGATCAAACGCTGCACGGAGAAATCTTCCGCGCGCAGATTTCGACCAGCCGGCGCATTGGGAACAACCAGTGGGAAGTGAAAGGGTTCGTCGCGAGCGGGCAGGCCAACGGCTACCCGCTGCAGGAGTTCGGCATCTTCGCCAACGGCGAGACGAACGGAAAGCCGATGCTGGCGCGTCTGGTCTACCCGATCATCAATAAGACCGTCTCCAGCACCGTCACCTATATCTGGACAGGCACCTTCACCGCGCTATGACGACCTACGCCATCACGAACGAAACCATCTTTCCCTCGGCGAACGACATTGCGGCCACGGTCGGAGACGGCAAGCTCGGCCGCGAATTGAAGCTCACGCTATGGCGCTTTGGGGCCGAGCGGAACTATGTGCTGTCCGGCCTCAAGGCGCCGCTCTCCAGCGCGAACCTGGATATCTCCATTCCAAGCGGCGCGGCGATGGTCGGGGGCTATCACGTCATCGTCCCGGGCAGCACCACCGTCACGACGGTCAACGGGACGAATTACCTCTATCTCGCCCTCACGCGGGATGGACTCGGCAAGGTCAACGGCGCGGTCTTCGATCGGCTCTCCTCCACGTTCGACAGTCCGGACTATTGCCTGCTCGCGGTCCTGATCGCCGCCGCCGGCGTCATCACCGACACGATCGACGCGCGGGCGGTCGCGCCCTTCTCCGGGCCGTACAGCGGCCCGCACCACACCCCGACGGGATCGACCTATGGCGCAGAGGGCTACTACCTCGCCAACAGCAGCACCGGGATCGGCGGCATCCGGATCTATCAATCCTTCCGGCTCAAGGCTGGTGTGACCCTCTCTGCCAACCGTCAGATTGTCTGCCTCATGGCGGATCGGGTCATCGAAATCGCCGGGACCTTGCAATGCCAGCATGCGGGGCAAGCGGGTGGCGCGGCGTCATCGGTCGGCGTCACCGGGACCGATCAGGCCGGGGGCGGCGGAGGCGGCGACGGATCGACATCTGGAGGCGCCGGTGGCGCAGCCGTCCTGAACGGGATCCTGCAGCAGCAAGGCGGGGTCTCAGCGACGGGGCATGGCGCCAATGCGAGCGTGTTGACCGGGAATGAAATCATGCGGGCGATGGACGTCATCCGCTCACTGGCCGGCGGCGCGGGCGGAGGGGGCGGACGAAGCGGGGGCGCGGGCGGCAACGGCGGCGCCACCATCGTGCTCTGGGCTCCGGTCATCATCCTCAAATCCACAGCCGTGCTGAACAGCAGCGGGCAATCCGGCGGCGCATCCGGCGGCGGGGATGGCGGCGGCGGGGGCGGCGGCGGAGCCGGGAATATCTGGCTGATCTGCCGGCAGGGCTGGCTGATCGATGAGGGCTGCACGTTCACGCAGACCGGCGGGGCGCCCGGGGCCCTGACCGGAGCGGGCGGCAACGGCGGCAACGGCGCGGCGGGCGTCCGCCAGATTCTGACGTACCTATGAGGAAGTCTATGCAACGGTGGTTGATCGTCTCACTGCTCTCCCTGGTCTTCTGCGTGCCGGCGCACGCGACTATCGATCCCATCAATGACGACGCCTTCGGGACGCTCGCGGCCGGTATCGATTCTTCGACGACCACCATGATCGCGATCACGGGAGTCGGGACGAAGTTCCCGGCGTCCTTTCCCTACACGGTCACCGTCTACAACTGCACGGACTATGGGGCCTCGCATCTCGATCCCTCCCGGGAACGGGTGCGGGTCACCAACCGATCGAGCGATACCTTCACGATCACGCGCGGACAAGAGGGCACCAGCGCGGTCAATCACAACACGGCGGGCAAGACCTATTGCATTCATCAAGCGCTCACCAGGTCGATGGTCGACGCCATCCGGACGGATATCGCGAACGCCGGCGGGTCGATCAACGACGTGGTCGATGCCTCCACGAAAGCCAGCCTGAATACGGCGATCAGCGACCTCTGCGGAAGCAGCGCCGTCAAGATGCTGCGGATCTCCGACAGCCAGACGCTGTCGTCGAATGCCACGGTCTGTCCGAACGTCACCATCTGGATCGCCGGCAGCGGCAAGATTTCCATCAATAGCTCGGTGGTCCTCGCCATCCAAGGTCCGATGCTCGCGCCGGTGCGCAAGATCTTCGACGGGGCCGGGACCGTGCAGGGCCTCACCTTCGCCCGCGGGGAATGGTTCGGCTGCGCGCGCGACGGGTCAACCGACGATACGGTTTGCCTGCAGACGGCCGTCAACAGCATCAGCTCGGGCGGTGGGACACTGGTCGCGGGCAAGGGTACCTACAAGATCACCGCCATCATCACCGTCGGGAGCGATATCCGCATCCAAGGCGAGGGGATGGCCGCGACGTTTTTCAAGGGCCAGCTCACCACGGCGGTCTTTCGGTCGCCCAATACGGCCGTCAAATACTATCGCTGGCAGTTCGAGAACTTCACCTGTGACAACACCGACAAGGCGAACGTCGGCGGGACCTGTTTCGATCTGACCAATGTCGAAGACGCGCGATTTGAGCGCGTGAACGCGCAGAACGTCGAGACCTGTTACTACGTCAATTCCATGTCCGGCGGGACGATCGCCAATACCCTCTTGATCGATTCCTATTGTCTCACGGCGACGAACGGCGCGCTGATTGTCGATGCGGTGACGACTGAGCTGCGCGGCATGCGGTTCAACAATGTCACCAACTGCATCGATGTCAATAACTCGACGGGGACCTATCTCTACAGCCCGAAGTGCGAAGCCTTCACCAATGGCATCCGGATTGGCAATTCCAGCCTCTCCACACAGACGCGCATCTTCTGGCCGATCCTGAGCAATACGCCGACGGTGGGGACCGGCATCAGCATCTCCGCCGGCAGCACGCGGACCTCGGTCTACGATCCGCTCTACACCGGGCTGACCACGAATCTGACGAGCGCGGCCTCGGCCGGTGAGGTCTTCATTCTGGACAGCGGCTATCTCATCGGGGCGCGCGGGTTTTCGGGGAGTGCTTCGACCGCCTTCAATACCAACGGGGTCTGCACCTTCGCCGCCTCGACCACCTGCACCGTGACGTTCGGCACCGCGCAGGCCGATACCAGCTACCGCATCCAACTCGGCTGCAACGCCAACAAAACCTTTTACTGGTCCAGCAAAACCACCAGCGGGTTCACGATCAATGGCTCGTCCAGCGGATCGGACACCTGCGACTGGTGGATCACGCGCTAGGAGGCGTCATGGTCATCCTTCGAGTCCTCATCCTGTTTCTGCTGATCGCCTCGCCGTCCTGGGCGCAAGCCACCTGGCCGAATAAGCCGGCCGGCTTTCAGACGGTGTTGGATTGTCCGTTCAGCAGCATGCCGACCTGGCCACCCTCGTCATCGGGGTGCGGCATCTCGAATTTCTATCAAGCTGGCGCGATCGTACAGGACGGCTCCGCGCCGCTGTCGCCGCCGAGCGCCTTCAAGTCCTGGTTGAGCCCTGGCGCGAATACGGGTGGATCGCAATTGAACTGGGTGAATTCCGGCGGCGTCTCGCGCGAGATGTATGTGGGGTTCACGTGGCGTGTCAATTCTGGGTTCTTCGGCCGGCAAGTGGCCAACAAGATGTTCTTCGTGCGAGGCCCAGCATCCAACGGATTCTTTGGGCTGATGGGCGGACCGGGCGGTGGGAACGCGGCCGGCTCTCCGTTCTTTCTCTTCTTTGGGCACAACTCCGGGAACGTCAACAATGGGCATACGTGCGGCGGCGACGCGCTTGGCTTGACCTGCTTCCCTAATGTCGGCTCCGGGCAAACCGTGCCGACGGGAAACTGGTTCAAGATCGAAGCCTACCTGAAATCGAGCACAACCAATACCTCGCGTGATGGCGCTGTGATGTGGTGGGTCAATGGGCAGCCGGCCGGACGCTACACCAATATGAACTTGTCTTCTGCAGGATTGAACGAATGGGTCTGGAGTGAAACTTGGGATGGGACGGTGAACCCCACACCCTCTCAGGAGTGGGCGCACTTCGTCGACCATCTTCATATCGCGGTCTGCTCTGGATGCCCTGTACCTGGCGGGGGCGGTGGGGGCTCCACGCCTCCCCCTCCTCCTCCGCCGCCCTTGCCACCGCTCGGGGTGGGAGACTTGAGGTTTGGCAGCTAAATGCTCGTGCGGTTGCTCATGCTGTGTCTGCTGTCGCTGCTGGCTTGGCCGGCTGAAGCCGCGATTACGCGTGACGATGAGTCGCAGAACAAATGCTCCGGGACCAGCTGCAGTGTCACGCATAACGTCGGCGCGGCCAATGCTCAAGCGATCATCAGCGTGCATCTGTTCGGGGTGTCCTCGGTCCCGTCTGTCACCTCCGCCACCATCGGTGGCACACCGGCGACGTTCATCGGGCGCGTGCTTAATTCCACCTGCGCGGGCGGACAGTGCGCGGTGGAATTGTGGGGCCTTTACAATCCGCCATCGGGTTCACAAACCGTCGCCGCCAACGTCTCCTCGACCTCGCAGATCATCCTCGGTGTGGTTACGGAGCTGGGCGTGGATGGAACGACGCCACTCGGGACACCGGTCAGCGCCACCGGCAATAGCGACTCGCCTTCTGTCAGCGTCACCACGGCAGTCGGCGATGTGGTGGTGGGGTCCCTCACGATTACCAATGCCGGCAGCTCGCCGAGTCCCACCGGCGGCGGCTCGTCCATCTATTCCGATATCGACAACGGGGGGAGCTTTCACGGGGCCGGGAGCGATCTGTCCGCTGTGGGGGCCTCCACGTCCTACAGCTGGGCCTATGGCTCGTCACAGACGTTCGCCATCCTGGCTGTTCCGCTCAGAGCGGCCGGAACCAGTGGCGGCGGGGGCGGCTTTTCCACGGAACGCCTCGTCTGGACCGATCTGTCCAGCGGACTCCGGCAAGAGACCAATGTGCGCGTCTATTGGAAGCACAGCACGCAACCGACCTATTAGCTCTTGGCGACACTCATTCCGGACAGCAGCACCTATACCGTCAGTTACACCACGCAAACCGATCGCTGCTATGTGGTCGACCAACTCAACAGCGCCGGGACCTCGCCGCTGTCCAACGAACTGTGCGCATCCGTGACAGCGCCGGGTCCGATTCGTTCCACGCTCACACCGGCCGGGATTGGGGGAGGATCATCTGATGAATAAGCTAGGCATAGTTGCCATCTCAGCGCTGATGAGTCTCGTCGCGTTCCCGGCGATGGCTCAAGCGCCGCTGACGTTCTGTGAGAAAGGCGTCATTTGCTGGACCGATTACAGCAAAGGGTCGGCCACCACGGAACTCCGGTTCCGGGCGCAAGGCGGGGAGACGACCGTTCATATCAAGCCTGGAACCACGCAGTTTCCGTTTGGTGACTTCATCAACAAATCATCCATCCTGCCGTCCGATTGGTTGTGTATGCAGGCGAGGCAGAAAGCCGAGGACGGTACGTTGTCGAACTGGTACATCAGCGACACGGAAGGCATCTGCAATCTGACCGCCAACCTCTTGCCTCCAGTCATTGTAGAACCTCCGCCTGTCGAACCGCCCCCGGTCGAGCCGCCTCCCGTTGAGCCTCCACCGGTCGAACCGCCCCCGGTCGAGCCGCCGCCGGTTCCAATCGTGACGACGAAGGAGGCGCTGCAGGATGGGCTCAAGACCTGTCTCAGCAAGAAACTCGCGCATACCGCCTGCATGAAGGCGCTGGCTCAAGCCTTGGAGAACGCGACGCGATGAACGTGCAGGAACTCCGAGAACGCTTCCGCGATCAGATGCCAGGGCTGGCGGAGTTCGATGCCCTGGCCAAGCAATACGAGAAGCTGCTGACCGCGCAACAGGACATCGAGCAACGCTGGACAAACATGGTCCCCGTGCGGGGGAAAGAAGCCATCGACCTCCTACGAGACATTGCCGAACATCCAGCGGTCCCGAGGGCGCTGAAGGAACGGATCATTGACACGCTGAGAGGGGACCACTAGTGGCCTTTCCGTCCACACCAGTCCTCGATAACGCGACTCGCGCGAACGAGGGCCCGCCGCCGTCGTCCTCCTGGGTGACGACGGTCGGCACAGGACTGAAGATCCTCTCGAATAAGATTGCGCCGGATACCACCAGCGACTATCACGGCGCGGCCTGGAATACCTCCTTCAATGCGGACATGGAATCGCACGTGGTCATTGCGACGATTCCGACGCTGGAGGCCACGCTGTCACTCGGCTGTGTGGTTCGGCTCCAGGCGAATAACAACGCCAATGCGGATCACTATGAAATCGCCATCAGTCGAGTGGCCGCAGGGAATGATCAACTCCAGCTGTACAGGGTGGCCGCAAGCGGGACCTATACGTTTCTTGTCGCGTTCAATCTCTCTGGAGACATCACCGCTGGGGATGTGATCGGCATCGCCGCCTACGGCTCGCTGATCGTCGGATTCTACAACGGCACGGCCGTCATGGCGATCCGCGATACCACGATCACGGCCGGAGGCTATGCCGCGCTGATTCATTACCTGAACGGGGCAGGCGAGTTCGGAGCCTTCGGTGGGGGGAACGTCGCCAATAAGTTGCGGCTCTATCTCCCGTCCTCTGGGGCTCCTGCGATCTCGCCCGCCTTCGATGGCATCTGGGGGGATACGGAAGACGCCGATCGCATCGCGGCCGTCAGTACACCATCCGATACCGCGATGGCCAACAAGACGTCAGACGAGGCCGTTTCAACGAGCCCGCTCAACGTCCTCGCGCGGCAATACATCTATGGGCCGATCCCTGCAGGAACCGTGATCAGTGGCACCGCGCGCGGGGTGATTCGCGTCCTCGAAAACAATGCCGCCGCGAACGCGCAGGCCCAGCTCAAGATTCGTGGGGTCGATAGCGCGGGAGCGAATCCCTCGACGTTGCTCGATGTCGATACGACCGCGCTGGCGAATGAATTCCCGACCTCCGCCGCGTCGCGCCTCTTTCCGAAAGCCTGGACCAGTCCCATTCTCACGCCCTGGACCGTCCCCTCGGGGGGCGGATACTTGGTGATCGAAATCGGCTGCCGTTGCACGGATGCGGCGACGACTGGCCGCACCCACACGTTCCGCTTCGGCGATACGACGGCAAATACCGATCGATTAGAAGATGAGACGGCCACAACGGACACCCGGCCCTGGATCGAATTCTCCGACGTGGGGGCGGTGACTGCGATCGAAGAACGCGACGGCACATCGGTTGGCGCGGCCACGGTCTCTGGCGTCTCCGGCAAGATCGCGGGCGTCGCGGGCACCGCGGCCGGATCGGCGGTGGCCTCCGGGCAAGCGCTGGATCTGAGTCTGCTCGAACACGCGAAGATCGTCTTTCCGTCCGACGGCGTGCTGTGGGGCTGCTATCAGTGGATGGATGATGACATCGATACGTTTGAAACGGTGTGCGGGATTCCGGCTTCGCACTACCACGAAGGGTATGGCAACTGGGGCAGCGAGTTTGTCAGCGGGCATCCGCATCTGGATGTCACTGCGGCCAATGCCGCATGGTCGGATGGCAAGGTGATCGTCACCTCGGCGTACAACTTGTGCGCGACGGATGATCCTGGTGAAACAGAACACCCGTCCGGGTTCACGGTCGATAAGCTGCTGGATGGCGATTACGACAGCAACCTGGAGACATTCGCGGACGAACTACGTAGTTTCGGGAAACCCTGCTTTATCCAGTGCGGCCGTGAGCCGAACGGCATTGGATGGGAATGGTTCGGCGGGTGGGGCCCGAACGGCGATCAAGATACCGCCTGGGCGATGACCAATGAAGACGCCTACGAAAACTTCGTCCCACCGGCTCCTCCGTCTGGTGCGCCCAGCAATTTGTATGACGGTTGCAGCGGGCCGACGATGCCCGACGGCATCGGACGCCTGAAAGCCGGGCAACGCTACATTCACGATTTCCTGGTGCGACGGGAAGGGTTGAACTTCCTGACGTTCGACAGCCAGGGCTTTACCTGCCATTGGTGGAAGGACGCCTCGGACAATCAGCTGGCGTTTGACTCACTGGATTTTGTCGGTCACGAGTCTTACGCAATTGCGGTACTCGAGGATTGCAACGATCCGGCGAAGTGGTTCCCCGGCGCGGCCTATTGCGACTACTGGTCCCTGACGTTCTACCCGCTGGACTATTACGACGCCTGGTGGACCTGGCTCAGCGGCTCGGACATCCTGCGCTCGAATGCGGACTGGATCACCAGCATGGAGCACATGCTGGATCAAATCGCGGCGGTCAACTCGCTGCCCATCGGCTTTGTGGAATTCGGCCTGTGCGATGGGATGAACGAGAACACCACGCGGCGCGCGTCCAAGGTGACGGATATCCTCCCGGTCGTCCTCAACGATCATCCGCAGGTCAAGATGATTTCCAACTGGACGGATCTCCGACCGCCTGAAGAGGGCGCGTGGACGGTCGTCGACTTCTTTCCCTACCTCTGTTTGATCCAACCGGGCACGCTCGAAGCGACGGCGTTACAGAACGTCATCGCCGCGAACCCCACGAAGTTTGTGAGTTACGCCTCGTTCAGCAATGGGTTTTCCTTTGATCCCGGGTCGGCGGTCGAAGAGCGTGACGGCAGCGCCGCCGGCGCCGGGCTCGCCACCGGGAGCAGTGCGGATCTGGAAGCCCGCACCGGATCCGGTGTCGGAGCCGGGACCAGCACCGGACAGAGCGGCGCGACGGCGGGGCGCGCTGGGTCATCGGCCGGCCAAGGCCAGAGCACCGGACAAGCCGCCGCCGTTCAGGCGGAGGTGGGAACGAGTGTCGCGGACGCGGAGGCCGAGGGTGTCAGCGCCAGGATCCAAGGGACGGGGGCGACCAGCGAGGGCAGTGGCAGCGCGTTCGGCGATGCGACCGATGCCGGGGCGGAGGGGGCCGACGGCAGCAGTACCGGTCTAGGCACCGCGAGCGGCCAGAGCGCCCGGCTCGAAGGGCAACAGGGCAGCGCACAGGGCGCTGCGGAGGCGACCGGCGCGAGTGGGCGCACGGTCGGAACGGAGGGAGACAGCGAAGGGGCCGCGGCGGTCTCAGGGGAGAGTGGCGCAATCGTGGGTCGAGAAGGGGCCGCCTCGGGTGACTCGACGGCCGCCGGCGCAGGAGCGGGCATTGACGGACGGTCTGCCACCAGCACCGGAGTCTCGGACGCACAGGGACAGAGTGGGAAGATTGTCGGCTCGGGCCCGACGATCGCTGGCACGGCCGAAGCCATTGGAGATCCGGCGGACGCGGGGGCGGTGGGTGAAGAGGGTACGAGTGCGGGCCAGGCCCTCGCCACCGGGCAAAGTGCGCGGATCGACCAGCAGGCGGGATCGGCCGCCAGCGGTGGTGAGGCCATCGGCAGTCAAGCTGAGCTGGTGTCTCGTCAGGGGTCGGCAGCGGGGGAGGGTGAGGCCGACGGGATCGGCGCACGGGTTGATTCAAGAGCGGCCACGAGTGACGGCATCGGAGAGGCCGACGGAGCGAGTGGAAGAATTGTCGGTGTCAGCGGGGCCAGCGACGGCCAGGGAGTCGCCACTGGGGTGCCGGTCTTCAATCCGATCCGCCGCACCCTGGAGGTCGAGTTCTATGTGGCAGCGGAAGTGATGGTGGATGTGTTGGTGGCAGAATCGATCGAAGAACTGATCGAGGTTTAATCACAGGAGGGATTATGGACTTCTTGAAGCGGGTGAGTCTGGCAGTGGTCTTGGTGCTGGTGCTGTGCGGACAGGTGTTTGCGGCGGGGAAAGGGGACACGTTCGAAAACGATCTCCTGAAGCTGATCTTCAACGCCACAGCCATTGCCAACATGGCCGACAATGCGGCCTCCAGCCCGTTGACGAATCTGCAAGTGTCCATGCACACGGCAGATCCAACGGATTCAGGCAATCAGACGAGCAGTGAAGCCGCCTATACCGGCTATGCGCGGGTGGCGGTCGCTCGCACCACAGGCGGATGGACCGTCACCGGCAACAGCGTCAGCCCTGTGGCGAATATTGATTTCGGAGAATGTACCGCGTCATGCGGATCGAACCTGACGCACTGGTGTGTCGGGACCGCCGCCTCCAGCACTGGAAAGCTGCTGTACTGCGGGGCGCTGTCCACGGCCATCACCATGACCGTCGGGACCATCCCACGCCTGAAGACGACGAGCACGATCACGGAAGACTAAGTCGAACGTCGGAGGGGTGACCTATGGGGTTCGACCTAGTCGAAGACGATACGGGGACGGTGCTGCAGGGCACCGTCCGCAATCGCAAGCCGCGCACGATCGTGAATTTGACCGACGCGACGGTGGTGCTGCGCTGGACGATCGACGGCGGCACGCCGGTGCAAAAGGACATGACGATCGTCGACGCGTCGGCGGGGCGCGTCTCCTACCAGTTCGGCGCGGGCGACCTGGTCGTGCCGACCGGGGAGCAATCCCAGATGCGCCTCAATGTGGTGGTGATCGACTCCGAGGGGAAGGTGACCACGCAGCCGAAACCGATCACGTACACGATCCGGAAGAAGATTTAGGGAGGAGGGGAACCACATGCAGTTTCGAGCATGGTCAATAGTAGGACTGATTCTAGCGGTGTTGTTCGCCTCACCGACACATGCCGCCAACACCAAGGTACTGGCTGAGAACGTTACGACGGCATCGGCGGGTGTCGCGGTGCCCACACCCTCGAACTTCAAAACACTCTGGATTGAGGTGGCGGGAACTGGAAGTGTGCTCGCCAGCGGCGTCATTTACGCGCACCGAAATACCGACGTGAGCAACCGAGTGGCTCTCTGCGTCTTTACGCTCTCTGGCACCACACGAGTCGCGGACATCTGCCGTGGATCGGTCACCGCCAATCCACCGTATATGAGCGTGGAAATCGAAACCATCACCGGCACGGATGCCAGATTTCTAGCGGAGGTGCACTACTAATGCGCCGCTCAGCTGTTCTCTCACTTCTGTTCCTGTTCCTCGCGTCGCCGGCCTGGGGCGATAGCTATCTGACCCCTGCCGCTGGGGCGGTGCCGAGTCAATCATCGTTGTATGACTATCACACTACGCTTGAACTCCAAGACGATTTCATGGGCGGGATCAATTCCAGCGGCAACGTTGGAAATCTAGGATGGGGCATTGCTGGTGGGACGACGAACTACATCAATACTGAACCCAACCGCGCGGGGATCATACGACGCGATTCAGGGTCAGTGTCTGGGACCCTGACACGGATGGATTTGGTCGTCGTCACTTCGGGCGCGTTCGATCCATCGCATCCGCATTCTGTCCATGCTGAGATGCGGTTGAATCAAATCGATGCCGATACCCAGATGCGGTGGGGGTCGATGAGTGCCTCATCGAGCATCACGCCGGTCAATGGGATTTACCTGGAGCGGTTGGGGGAGGATGCGAACTGGTTTTGTGTCACGCGCCAGGCGTCGACGCAAACGCGCATCGATTCAGGCGTCGCGGTTGATACAGAGTTTCACGGCTCTGGATATATACGAACATCGGCGGGAGTTCAATTCGTGTTTGGAGGTGTCCACGTGTGTGGGCTGATGACGACGAATATTCCAACTGTGGCGCTTGATCCAGCGTTTCAGCTGACCAACGGAGCCGCTGCGTCGAAGACCTATGACGTTGACTATTTCGAGATGAAGATCACAGGCATCTCACGATGATCACACGAATGGTCATAAGCGCTCTACTCTGGGCCATAGCGGTGTCGACGACCTATGCTGATACGTATTGGTATCAGCTCCTCCAAGCCGACAAACCGTCAGCGGAGCAGATCCAATCCCACGGGCTCACATCGTTGCCGTTTATCAGCCGTACCACCTACGCTGGGTGGAGTGATGGACATGAGTTACCGCCGACGGCTTGGTACGAGAACCTCGCGGCGAATCTCGTGGCGCCGCATGGATGGGCGGTTATTGACCACGAAGATTGGCCGATGACGACGCAAGCGGAGCGCCTGGCGACAGCCCAGAAGTTTGCCACGATGTTCCTCCAGGTCAAGGCTCACCGGCCGGATGTGAAGTTCGGGTTTTATGGGTACGCGCCAAAGCGGGACCTCTTCCGCGCGAGGACGCTCCCGGGGCACCCGGACTACATCGCGTGGCAAGCGGAGAACGATGACATGGCGGCGATGGCGGCGGTGGTGGATGCGTTTTTCCCTACGCTGTATTACTTCTACAACGTGGCCGTGAACGGGGTCAATGCGAATCTCGGAGTCCAGGACTACTACCGGGAAAACATCCGCGAAACGAAGCGACTGCGAGATACGTATGGTGATGCCAACCGTCCGATCTGGCCGTACATTTGGTGGAAGGCGCATGCGCATGAAGAGGATGATTTGGATGATGCCGCGTGGCTTCCGATGATTGAGATTTCATTCGCTGGCACGAACGGGTGTGTTCTGTGGGGTGGGTGGCAGCGCACGTGGGCCGAATTTGTCCCCAAGTGGAATCAGTTTATCGCGCGGCTCCCCAAGCGCGTTCAGGCGGGGCATTACTCACGACCGACCAAGGCGGCGGGGCAATGGTGACACACATTCACACGGAGGATCTATGACATTCAAAACTCTGTTCTTGGGCCTGTGCGCGATGGTGCTGCTGGTCTCGGGCTGCGCCGAAACGCTGGATCACTTCCATAAGGGCAACAAAATCAAAGAGCGCCATTATGTTCCCGGCACCTGGGGCATACCGGGCGAGGTGGCCTGGACAGAATGTCGAGAAGATCAAATGAAATGGAGTGAGTTTTGGAAGAAGAAAGTCTGCAATGACACGATTGATCCGAATGCAACGCTGGCCGTCGATGGTGGCGTTCGCCAAACCGCCAGTTATAAGGATCTCGTGGTCCCTGCCACCATCAATGGGCTCTTCTCCGTGGCAGCATTCGGGACACTGGGCGCGTTGATCCCAGAGACCAACGTCCGTCAGGTGAACAATATCTCTGGGAGTCCCGTAAGAACCAGTACGCTCTTGATCAATGCGCCGGTTCCAGGCGGCGTGGCGCCCTGACTATGAGCTGTACCCGCTGCGGGGGACTGTGCCACGTGGAACGCATCCGCCGCCGGGGGCAGCCGACGGTCACGCTCTGGGCCTGTTACAGCTGCGGCGATCGGGTCGATGACACGATCCGCTGGTATCGCGCACAGGCCCGGGAGGCGGCCATCACGAAGGACTGGAAAGCGAGAGTCTGGCAGGACGTATGCGCGCTGGCGCGCGGGGAGGTACCCAGATGACGGAGGCCGAACTGACGATGCTCGATCCATTCTTTCGCGACGGGGAGCGCTATCTGAATGGCCAGGTGATCGACTGGAGCACGATCAGCTACCGGACCATGTTCTGGCTCGTGCAGCTGCGCAACCAGCTGCAGAGCCCAATCCGGCTGATCCGCGGGGCGCATCCGAACCGGCCGTCGGCGGTGGATGCCTGCTGTCCGTCGGCGCCGCTCGCGCAGATTTTCATGGCGCTCACCCGCCTGCAACAGTGTTCCTGGGGGATCTACAGCGGCTGTTCCTTTCATGTGGATACGCGGGAATTCTCGTATCTGCCGGCGCGCTGGCTCGCCGTGCGGCCGGATGAAGAAGTGTACCTGTCGGGACGTGGGTTGACGGGCCTCATCGTCGATCGAAAAGACGGCTGGCTCTATCTGTCCTATGCGCATCCGCGCGCGCTGGAAGCCGCCCTGCTGGTCTGTGAGCTGGCGGAACGCCAACGCGGGGGCCGCGATGCCGCCGCATGAGTATCGGTGCCCGCGCTGCGGGGCGCAGTATCGACATCAGGACGGCTACCGGCATGACGTCTATGACTGTCCAGCACGAAAGGGGATGACGCCATGGGACAACAGGGCAATGGAAACGGGTTTGAATTCCAGGCAGGACCGGCCTCTGCCAAGGCCACCGGCGCGACCACCGTCAATGTTCTCCTCGCGATGCTGGTGATTGGGGCCGTGTTCTATAGCCTCTATGCCACGAACCAGCAAAGCCTGCTGATTCACCAGGATCATAAGCACATGAATCAGGCCTTGATCGATTTGACCCATGCGAACGAGACGCTGTTTCTCAGCACCATGCTGCCCAACGAACGGAAGAAGGACCTGCGCGGGTATGTGCAGGACCGGGCGCGCGAGATCGTCGAACGTCGGGCGCAGGAGATTACTCAGGACCGGCAATAATGCATCAATACGTCCAAGTCGAAGGGGAGGGCTCACCCATGGAATGGCTGCACCGACTATTAGGCGGATCGAGTCCGATCACGGGCTATCTGGGATCCATGATCATGGCGCTCGACGTGATCAATCAGGTCATCGTCGAACAGGGGCCGCCGCACGATCTGCACGGCTGGATCGTCTTTCTGGGGGCGTTCTTCACCGGGCTCTCGATTCGCCTGGCCAAGGATGCCAATAAGTCGAACGCACCAAATCCCACCGTGGTGCCGACTCTGACGCCCAAGCTGTAGCGACGCGTCACGGAATGTCACTCGGCGTAACAGGGTGTCACCGATGATCACAGAAGTGTTCTCGGCATTGAGCAGTCTGGCCCTCGTCGCCAAAAAGGTCTTGGATTGGCGATGGGGGGACCAGACGAGAAAGGGGGCGTCCCTTGAAGCCGAAGGAGAAGCCGCGCTCGCGGCGACGAAGGGTGCGCAGTCTGCTGCTGCGCTCAATGCTGCTGATGCTGAGCTGCAGCGCGTGCACGACCGCGCCCGCGCCGCAGGAGGCGACTAACGGCCGGCCCTGCTATCAGTGGGTCATCACCGCTGACCAGGACGTCTATGTGTACGAGAACGGCTCGCTCATCGCCCGGCTGGAGACGGAGCCCTACGATGCCGTGATTTCCGGCTGGTGCGTGATGCGGAACAACGAGCACCTGATGAACGATATCCGCCGGCTGAGCCGGGCGCGGGAGTGAGGCTTCATCCCCTCCAGAAAGATTTTCCGCAGGTGGTGCATATTTCGTCGCCTGTGGCCGAGCCAAGATAATGCTCCTTTTCCTTTCTCGGATGATCACATGGCTGATTCCCGCTTGCCTCCCATTGTTTTTTAAGTTTCTCCGCTTCATCAAATTGCATAACGTACCCTTCTTGCCCGGTGGAACGGTTATGGGCCAGTGGCCTGTTAGAGCCTATGCCTTTTATCTACCAGGGCGTGGAGCGCCGGTAGAGGGCTCTCATGGATTAACGGGTTTGAGTCTAACTTCGAGTTCGGCCCTTGAGAAATTATCACCGAGAACTTTGAATGTGATGAGGACAGTTTCAACCTCTGCTGGGATCTCAATCTCGATCGTATAGTCATAACCCTGTTGCTCATGCAGAGTTACTCCAGGGAATGCATAGCGATGACCATCCAGCTGTTTAAGAGATAGTGTGCGAGGCTCGCCTATACGTACATTTATGGGATCAGCCCCGAAAGCCACAGTAGGATTCAGGCCAGGGCTATTGCCAGAATTGCGAGCGACGAATTTTAGTAGTGCTCTTCGACGGTGGTCGATCTGGATTGGAATTGGATCGTGATTGCTAAGTTGTTTCGGAGACAAATCTTTGAAAAATAGCTCTATTCTAGGTTTTAAGGATTGACGGTCTGTCTCTCGTTTCCACTGCTCCTCAAGTAACCCAAGCTGGGCCTTTGAAGTGGATAGGTTGCTTTCCAGTAGTTCTTGCTGTTTGGTTGCAGCATCAACTACGG